GAGACGTACGACAAGTTGTGGGATGTGTACTGCTCTGGAGCTTCGGTCAATGTCGTCAGTCTCGATCCGAAGGTGCTGATTGACATCATCGAGCGAGGTCAGTTCGATCTCATCGTCAGCACGATACCGAAGCCGGCACTGTGCCTCGCCCATGCTGGACTCGTTCCTGAGATCCACTCCTTTGTATCGCAGAGAATACGGATCGCCAACGAGTGTGTCCTGCCGACTCCCGGCAATCAGATCTTCTACAACGGAACTCCGGATGTGTCTTGGTATCGGACGTCAACGATCTTCGGAGTCGGATCGACGGAGTGGGGAGCCGGAGCGCCGGAGCGCCTTCCGTATCGAGATCTCGTCTCCGTCAAGAAGCCGATCCGCTCGGACTGTACCTGCTTTGATGGCAAGGTGTTGTTCACCGGGAGGTTCGGACTTTGGCGCAAGGGAGTTCTCTCGCACGAAGGATTCATCGATACGATGGAGGCTCTGAAGTGATGCTGTGCTCAACCTGCTCTCACATCGTTCGGCCCATCGTCGTATCCGATATCGACGGCACGCTGTCGCAGTACCACGAGGACATCACTCGCTTCTCGTCGCGCTACTTCGACAAGGCTCCTCCAACGTTCCCATATGACGGCTTTGGTCCGTTCCGTGACTACCTGGAGTTGACGCAATCTGAGCACCGAGCCATGAAGCTCGCTTACCGGCAAGGCGGCAACAAGAGGTTCGTCAAGCCGTATCCGAATGCCAGAGAAGTCCTCAATGGCATCCGTTCGTACGGCGTGGAGATCTGGGTGGCCACGACTCGTCCCTGGCAGCGACTGGACAACGTTGATCCGGATACGAGGGAGTGGCTCCGGCGCAACGGCATCGAGATCGACGGACTGCTCTATGGCGATGACAAGTATGAGCAGCTCATCGAGACGGTTGACAAGGATCGGATCGTGGCCTGTTTCGAGGATCTCCCGCAGCAGATGTCATTTGGGAGCCTTCTGGGTCTGCCGATGTACCAGATCTATCGACCGCACAACAAGACAACGAGCGCTCGCTGGGAGCCGGGAGGATCGCTACCGGAAGCCGGACGCTGGGCCCTGGAGCGACTCGATCATTGGATGGATCTCCATGCTGCGCGCTGACGAAGTCCTCGAAGAGATGGCCAAGACGTTCCGAGATCGGAATGGGAAGTACAAGGACAATTGGAAGAACACCGGTGCCGTGATGAAGGCGATGTTCCCAGAAGGAATCACGCTGGAGACTGAGGATGACTTCGTGCGCTTCCATCTCCTTGAGTGGACCATCGGGAAGATCACTCGCTTCGTCAACACCGGGATGACAGACAAAGGATCGGTCCATGACGCAGCCGTGTACCTCGCAATGATTGAAGCATTCCTCAACGAGATGGGAGAGACCAATGGGAACTAAGGAAGAGATCGCCGCACAGCACGCAGCAAGTCTTGGGCTGGAGCACGGATGGAAGAAGTGGACTGGAGAGATCGACGCAGCGATAACCGGCGATGCTCGTGCCGGCTCGATCGGAGAGCGCATCCGTGACGATATCCGGCGCGCTGGTGGGCTTGTCTCTTCGTACCCGCACGACGTTCGAGGAGCGATCGTTGCGACGGAACTACGAGGACGCAACACGCTCATCATGAGCCACGGAGTCTGCCACATGAACTGGTTCGAGGAGGCTTCGCCGGACTCGGTGGCCGAAGTGATGGACGTCAATCTCTTCGGAAGCTACAACCTTGCTGCTGCCTTCGTTCGGCAGACGATCGAGACTGGTGAGCGGAAGAAGATCATCATGATCGGCTCGATGGCGTATCGGAACGTCCTCAACGCATCGGCTATGTACTGTGCCTCGAAGGCAGGTCTGGCGATGCTGACTCGCTGTATGGCTTGGGAGTTGACGCCAAAGGGATTCGATGTGTACTGCATCCATCCCTCAAACGTGGACGAAGCTCCAATGGCAGAGGACACGATCAAAGGCATCATGCGGTATCGAGGAGTGGGGAGAGGAGAGGCGCTTCAGTACTGGGGAGCTAACTACCTTCGCGACCAATCGCTCACAACCAAGGACATATCCAACCTCGTGTTGTTCCTTCTCAGCGAGAAGAACGGCTACATGTCCGGCGCCAACATTGAGCTAGGAGGAGGACAACGATGAAGCGAGATCGCTACATACCACCGGAGATCGAGGATGGCACAATCAACTTCCTCCCTCCGAAGGATCTTGACGACGTGTTCGACATCGCCATGATCCGTACTCGTCCGGAGTTCGTACCTCTGCCGGCTCCGGCGATCTGGCGGAAGCTCGTACAGCTAGGAGGAGGACGCAAGCGGATCGAAGGGTGGGAGGATCTGGACTATCCCGAGTGGGATGCTGAGTCGATGCCTCTGCCGTACGATGACGAGAGCGTCGATGCGATCTTCTCGGCACACGCGCTCGATCACATGACGGTTACTGCGGTCCAAGATCTCCTCTCTGAGATCCAGCGAGTCCTCAAGACCGGAGGGACGTTTACCAACGTCGTGCCGCACCACATGAGCACACTCGCAGCGGAGTGCCTCGAACACAAGACGAGATACGGGATCAAGACTTGGCGGAACATCTTCAACAATCCGGCTTACACCGTCATCAACATTCGTCAGGTATCGAGGACGATCGAGTGGAGACTCAAGGTTGGCTTCAACATGGTGATGGGCCTGGAGGAGCGCAACCTTGTTCTCGTCACGCAACTCATCAAGGAGGCGAAGCTCATGGAGGAGATCGCTCCTGCTGCCGATGGACGAAGGAGATGGATATGACCGACACGCCGGTGAAGGATGCAACACAGGCGAGGCATACCGGCTTCGTTGATGCCGGCCAGAAGAGCTTTGAGGCGACTGCCGCAGATCTGATCCGGCCAACGGAGACCATGCGCTTCGTCTCGCTCCATCACCACAGCACGTACTCGTACGTTGATGGCTTCGCTCTCCCTTCGGCTCACGTCCGGCGAGCGGCAGAGATCGGCATGCCGGCGCTCGCTCTGACAGAGCACGGCAACATCTCCTCTCACGTCAAGCTACAGAAGGCTGCTCGCGAGTTCGGAGTCCATCCAATCTTTGGTTGCGAGTTGTACTGCGGCCATGTTGAGGAGGAGACGAGAGGACAACGGAAGAACCATCTCACAGTCCTCGCTCGTGACCAAGCCGGATACCAGAACCTCTTGCGAGTCGTCTCTCAAGGATGGGATGACTACTACTATGAGCCCACTGTCTCCGGCGAGGCGCTCCACCGCTACCGGGAAGGACTCGTTGTGTTGAGCGGCTGTACGGGATCTCTTCTCTCAACATCGCTCATCGGAGGCAAGAACGTTGCCGTGGAGGAAGCGAGCTATGAGAGAGCAAAGGCTGTTGCTGCTCGATTCAAGGCCACATTCGGTGACAACTACTTCCTCGAAGTGCAGATGTTTCCGGAGCTTGATCAAGTACGAACGATCAACCAAGCCTGGGAGCGTATGTCGCGAGAGCTAGGCATCCCGCTCGTAGCCTCCGGCGACTTCCACTACACCAAGCCGGAGGAGGGAGAGATGCAGCAGATTCTCCATGCGCTTGGCCGGCACAAGAGCCTCGAAGATCTCGCCAAGGGATGGAGCTATGACGTCTCGCTCGCTCCTCCGATCAACGACACACTGATACGAGAGCGACTGCGCGGCACTGGTCTCTCCGATCGAGCGGTGGATGAGGCGATGTTCAACACGATACTGATAGCGAACGACTGCAACGTTGAGCTACCGACCATGGATCGAGTTCGCTTCCCGATACCTCCTGGCTTCACGACTTCGCAGGACGTATGGAAGGCTTGGCTGCGAGAGGGATGGGACTTTCGGCACTGCGATGCGAAGAATGCCGCCTTCAAGAGCGATCCGGCGAACGTCGGCAGACTCAGCTACGTTCAGCAAGTCAAGAAGGAGATGGAGATCATCGAGGCGAAGGACTTCATTGACTACTTCCTCGTGGTCTCTGACATCGTCAAGTTCGCCAAAGACTCGGGCATCCCTGTGGGCCCAGCGAGAGGATCGGCTGCCGCTTCGCTCGTGTGCTATCTCCTCCGCATCACAGAGGTCAATCCGATGATGTTCCCCAACATGATGTTCGAGCGCTTTGTTGATCACAACCGAGAGGACTTGCCGGACATTGACTTGGACTTCGATGACGAGCGCCGGTGGGAAGTGTTCGAGTATGCGGAGCGGAAGTATGGGCGCGCCTTCGTTGGCAAGGTTGGAACCTTCACACAGTTCCGAGCGAAGAACTCGTTGGATGATGTTGGGTACGTCCACCGTATCCCGAAGGGCAAGATTGAGCAGGTGAAGGAAGTCTTGCTAGAGCGATCGAGCGGTGACCTACGAGCCAGCGCGACGATTGAGGACACCGTAGAACAGCACGAGCAAGCTCGCATCGTGTTCGAGGAGTATCCGGATCTCTGGAAGGCGACGCTGCTTGAAGGCAACGTCAAGGCGCAGTCGATCCACGCAGCCGGACTCGTCATCGCTACTCAGCCGCTCACTGACGTCTGTGCCGTGTACAAGCGAGTCGATCCGAAGAAGGGAACGATCTTGCTGGATGACTCCGGCATGCCACGAGAGGTCATCTCGATGGACAAGTATGACGCTGAAGAATCCGGCTTGATGAAGATCGACATACTCGGACTCAAGAACATGGGCATGATCCGGATCGTCCTCGAATGGATCGGCATGACTCTCCAAGAGTTGTACGACCTTCCGCTTGACGATCCCGAGACGATCCGTGGCTTCCAAGAGAACGACTGTATTGGCATCTTCCAGTTCGATGGCTGGGCGATGCGGTCTGTGAACTCTTCTCTCAAGCCGGACAACTTCGATGAGATCGCTGCCGTCAATGCGCTCGCTCGCCCAGGTCCGCTTCACAGCAATGCCTCCGGTGAGTACGTGGAAGTGAAGCGTGGCCAGAAGGAACCGAGCCTGGCGCATCCGCTTCTCGATCCAATCGTTGCGTCCACGCTCGGGCAGATCATCTACCAAGAGCAGATCTTGCGTATCGTTCGAGAGATCGGAGACTTCACGTGGACACACGCTTCCTACATACGCAAGATCATCTCTCGAAAGATCGGAGAGCAAGAGTTCAACCGGCAGAAGGGAACGTTTGCTGAAGGCGCTCGATCGAAGGGAATGGATGAGGAGACCATCGACAAGATCTGGGGAGCCTGTATTACTGCCGGCTCGTATGCCTTCAACGTCCCACACTGTATCTCGTACGGGATGCTTGGCTACTGGACGATGTGGCTCAAGGTCCACTACCCAAGAGAGTTCTTCGCCGGAGCGCTTCGCAAGCTCTCGGATCTCAAGACACTCTCGATCCTTCGCGACGCTGCGCGGCACGGCGTGAAGATCTATCCACCGGACGTTCGAGTGTGTGGAGCGAACTGGATGCCGTGGGAGGATGGCGTCATGGCTGGACTAATCCAGATCCCAGGGATAGGAGCGATCACTGCGTCAGCAATCATCGAAGCTCGGGAAGCAAACGGAGGCTTCAATGAGTGGCGAGATCTTCGAGCCGTGAAGGGCATCGGCGCCAAGACGATCGAGAGCGTGATGGCCTTTGTGGAGAAGGATGATCCGTTTGACGTGTTCAAGATCCAGCGTGCGATCGAGAAGGTCAAGAAGGCGATTCGCTCCGGCGAACTTGGAAGAGAGATCCCCTACCCAACGCACACTGTGGCGCAGGTGCCGGGAGATCGAGGGAGCGACACCGAAGTGATCTGGATCGGCACCATTCACTCTCGCAACCTTCGAGATCTCTTTGAGGTTAACTTCGGTAAGACGGGAGAGGCGCTCGATCTCTCCACAGTTCGGAGTCCGGAGCTAGCCGAATGGGTCATCATGTACGGCGAGGACGACACAGACCAGATGTCGATCACCGTTGACCGTTGGAAATATCCGAAGTTCCGTAAGCGAGTTTGGAACATCGAACTCGATCATGACTTGGTCCTCGTTCGAGGAGTCAAGAAAGGGTACCAAGCGCGCAAGGCGCTGTACGTCCACGATCTCTGGGTCATTGATCCAGACGACTAGAAGGAGAGATATGAAAGACGACAAGTACATAACGTTCAAGCGATCAGAGTTCTACCAGATGATGGGCGAACTCGCCTTGCCGCCATGGCAGGTAGGGGATGATCTGCTTGGAAGCGAAGCAGACTGCGCTCCGATTGCCAAGAGGATCGAGGAAGTCGCAGAGACGATCTGCCTACAAGACGCAACAGTGATCCGTGGGCAGGATCTCTTCGCGGCTCCGGCGCTCGATGCCTATGCTGCCATGATTGCCATCGTGATGAAGTTTGGCGGCATGACTCCGGAGACGCGCAAGGAGCTTCAGCAAGCTGCGGACTATTTCCATGACAGAGCCAACGAGTCTCGGGACATCGCCTTCAAGACTCCAGACAACGGAGGACTGCGATGATCTTGGTACCGAGAGAGACGATCTGGCCGGGCAAGCTACCGACCAACTCGACAGGCACACCACGTCCGAAGTTGGAGCAGCTTCGTCCGTACTACACCATCCACTACACCGGAGGAGGACTCTGGCTCGATCCGGATGACACGCCGGCAGAGCTTCGCTCGATCCAGGCCTATGCCGCTGGAGCCGGGAAGCCGTGGGAGTACAACTACGTCATCGACGGCCAAGGTTGCGTATGGGAGTACGCAGGCGACTATCGAGCGGCACACAGCGCCGGTGAGAATGAGATCGCTATTGGCGTTCTTCTCCTTGTTGGTTTCAAGGGCAAGTATCCCGCTGTCGAGTATTGGGAGGCTCCAACAGAGCCGATGATCAGAGCCGTTCGAGAGCTACGAGCTTGGCTGTCCGATAGCGAGAGGCTCGCTCTTTCCCACCTCATGCGTCAGCACAACCAAATGCCGGCGGCAGCAACCATCTGCCCAGGCCCAGAAGTAGTGAAGCGTTGGAGCGATCTGACGCTGCCATGGACAACACCACAACCACCACCAACGGAGGAACCAATGAAGTATTACCGCAACGAAGAGTCAAGAGCTTGGAACGGGAACACCTATCCACCGAACGTCATCAAGTACGTCTTGAGAGATTCCGACGGCAAGTTGCGGCGGATCTCCGGCGAGGAACTCACCTTGCGCGGAGTTCCGATGGCAGAGTGGAACCGGCCAGAGTTTGGAGAGCCGGTCAGCAATGCCGAGTTCGCCGTGCTAGGCGAAGCGTGACCATCAATCGGGAGAAGGTCACCGCGCAAGCGGTGGCCGATCTCCGTTCTCGTCTCGCTGATGCGGCGATCTCTTGGTGTCGGCACAGCACCATGGAAGCCACGCTGGACGAACGTCCTCCGGCGCGCCAGAGCAACGTTGCCTATCGGCGCGCAGCAGCGGCAGACCTTCAAGAGATCCGTCGATTGACGGAGAAGCTCGATGGCGTACAGAACCAAAGTTGATACAGACGATCCCGAGCGCCGGGCTGCCGGCCAGTGGAGAGGAGACATCATGGCTAAGAAGAGAGATCCCCAGTCACATCCGCCAACATCGCCAACGCGCACGATCAGGAAGGACATCAGCAAGGTCGTTCCTCGCCTCCAGGCTCGATTGAAAGGAGGTCACGAGAATCCCGTGCGTGTGTCGAGCGGAGGAGAGGGAGAGTGGCCGGCAGAGTGTCCGGTGCGGATTGATGTTCACATGGTGATGGGACTCTTCAACCACGATGCTGCTGGGCCGGCAGAAGGTCTGATGGGTCACATCATCGACATGGACTTCTACACCAAGCAGTCGCGAGTCCTCATCAAGATGTACCGAGATCCGAATGCGCTAGCGATCATCGTCAATGACGAGGAGGTCTATCGCTGGGTGGAGAACAACGATGATCTCCCGGTGAAGTTCTTCAGCGTCATCGAGGACATGAACTCAAAGGCAGAGAAGTGGGTCGATCAAGTTCAACTCCAGCCGGGAGACGAAGTGTTGGAGGACGAGTACGGACAGCCGGTCATCATCCGAGAGGCTGACGACGATCCAGTGATCGAGGACGATCCGGTGATCGAGGATGACGACGACATGGAGTGGGAATAGCGAGCCGATAGCAGGTCCGGAGATTGGTCGCGAACGATCTTCGGACTTCACTAGCTTCCAACTATCAGTAGCGAGTAGACTGCCCGGTGGCGGTGCTAGTGGCACCGGACGAACAGACCAAGGAGAAGAGAGATGAGCGATCCAAGAGCGATTCACATACACGACCAACTCGATGCGGCTGCGGCAGAGACGCACCGCTTCTTCGAGTACGTTGAGGAGTACATGACGAGAGGCAACCGTCTGGATCGGAAGGGAGACACGCACGACTTCCCAATGGCGCTCTTCTCTCGCTTGTTCAAGGAGTCTCGTCCGTGCGTCCATCTGATCCTCAATCCGAGTCCACAGCCGATCTTCGTCTGCGTCGCCAACAAGTCGATCAATTGCCGTGACTGCTTCACGATTCTCATTGATCTCATCCGACTCGGACTCGTCAGCTTGGGGAGTGACTGCGACTTGTGCGGACAGCCGGTGCCGTCCAATCGGTTCTCTGAGTTCACCGTCAACGTCGGCAACGTCATCATGTTCGGCAATCGAGGCATGTGCTGCTTCGATACGAGAGGGATGTCATGAGCCGGAGGAACTCGCGAGAAGCGAAGGACGCACGCAACCTTCGAGTGAAGGCGGATCTGGCTCGCCGGAGCGAGGCTCGATCGAGCGCAACCGATCTCCTCGAAGAGAAGCTGCGCAGCGAAGTCCGGAAGATCGCCAACGACTACAACGCCAAGCTCGAAGAGTCCTCTCGGGAGGAACTACTTGAGCAACACTTCATGCGCACAAAGGAAGGCGAGCGCCTGCCGCTCGATCGTCCTCTGAAGCAGATGACTCGTCAGCAACTCATCGAGATCCTCACGCTGACGGTTGAACACGAGGATCGAATCATAGACAAGGAGAAAGAATCATGGCAGAAGTAGACAAGCCCATTTGGCTGTCGTTCAAGCGAGACGGAGGAGGACTGATGATTGTGCCGTGGGACGAGATCGGAATCATCTCGACTCTCGTTGCCAACAAGGGAACGCAAGAGGAGCCGGACCTAGTCATAGACGAGAGCAAGTGCCTCGTTCACGTCAAGTCGATCGACACCAGCATCGTTGTACTTCATCCGGCAGAGGAAGTCTTGTGCTGGCTCGGTGACGTGGAGTATGTGGCGCCGGAGACGAAGGAGGACGAGCAGTCATGATGACCACAACGATGATCTCGGACCATGGGCCCGAGTTCGATGAGGCAGCCAGGCTCATCCGGAACCTTCAAGACCATCGCTTTGTTGACGAAGCGATCGAGATGGCAAGATCAGCCTTCGAGAAGTACGACCCAGCGAAGCACAAGCTGGTCCGAAGAGGGACCAAGATCAACGACGGGCAGATGACTTACAACGACTTCTTCCGTACAGAGACTCCGGACCTATTCCGCTACTGCCGCAACGTCAAGTCGGCCATCGAAGTCCTCATCATCCTGATCGGAGAGGAGACGTGATCGCCGGACTCGTCATAACGGTTCTGCTCCTCGCTGCTCTCTGGTCGTGGAACGAGAGGCTGAAGAAGGAGAAGGACGAGAAGCCAACAAGCAAGGCAAGTCGGATCTTGCCGAACGATCTGGAAGCGAGACTGGCTCTGGCTATCGAGCGCCGGCACGAGCAGTCTCGCCTCGCCTATCGGATCGACCCAGGGATGGCGCTCGCCAAACAGCTACCAACAGACACAGGAGATAGATCATGAAGAGGAACGACAAGCTTGCCACCGACTTCGAGAAGGCGATGGCGCTCATGAGGGAACGACCAGAGAAGGTCTTCACGACACAGATGGTCGTCATTGGGGTAGGAATAGATCCTGCCGAAGAGCCTGACCGAGATCACTCACTCGTCTCGGCTCTGGCCAGGGCAAGCCGAGATCCATCAACCGGCATCAACTCTGGACGAGTGCGCGGCCACTACTTCTGGAAGAAGCCGGAGCTTCGCAAGCAGACAGAGTTTGAGTTGGCCGTGACAGTCAATTGCCTCACAAGGCTTGCCGTGGCAGCGATCGAGCGTGAGATCATCGTGGAAGCGCTCGAAGAGATCGACGGAAAGATCCAACAGATTCTCCGTAACCACCACATACCAACTCCTCAGTCTGACCTGAAAGAGACGAAGAGGATGATCGACAGCAGTGTTGAGAAGCTGATGGGAGCACTATCATGAACGACGAGAGAGAAGCCTTCATGCCACTAGAGCCGGAGAGGGAGCCGGTGTCGATCCGGCGATGGGCCGATGAGCAGCAGTTCGTAGCGCAGCCGATGCTGGCGGATCGAGACGAGAAAGGGAACATCTTGCCGACTGTTCGTCTGCTCTGGATGACTCCTGATCCGCTCGGAGCGAACGCAGCAATGGGAAGGATGTACAACGGCATCCCCACCTACTCGCTAGCAGACGTGACGGACGAGGAGCGCCGTCAATACTTCAGCGACTCGCTCGCTACACACCTCAAGGCTCCGTTGGAGTCGATTCAGTTCCAGTTCTTCTTCGAGGGAGTGACTCGATCCTTCACGCATCAGATGGTCCGGATTCGCACCGGCTGCTACGCGCAGGAGTCGTTGCGCTTCGCCGTCAAGGAGGATCTCGCCGCAGAGATCTCGGTGCCGCCTTCGGTCGCTGCCCTACCGGCACACCATCCGACTCGTCAGACCTGGGACAAAGCCATCGAGGAGATCTCCGAGCGCTACAACTACCTTGTGGCGAATGGGATCCCAGCGGAGGACGCACGAGGACTCATGCCGCACGCGGTGACGACTCGCCTCAACATGATCATCGACCTTCGGAACCTCGCAGACCACGCCGGCAACCGGCTCTGTACACAGGCACAGTTCGAGTGGCGGATTGTCTTCCTAGGAATCGTTCAAGCGATCCGTAACTACACACCGGACTTCTCGTGGAGTGGCGCTCCTCGCGTGACGGGAGACGAGTGGGAGGAGAAGTACCGTTGGCAGTTCGAGATGCTGGCCGACTCGGCACTGTTCCGTCCGGTCTGCTATCAGCTTGGCCGGTGCCCGTTCAAGGCGAGCTTCGATCGAGCGTGCTCGATCCGAGAGCGTGTTGACTTTAGATCTCGCAATGGGATGCCATCAAGTGAATGGCACATCTCTCAAGCGAATCCTGATAACACTTGGTCGGCTGAATCGCAAGCTATTCGTCCAGCAGAGTGGCTTGCCGATCCGGCTGCCGCTCGCAGAACCTCCGGCGATGCCGGTCACTAGAAAGGAAACAACATGAACAAGGAAGAGATGTTGAAGGACCATTGCCCAGGGTGTGGCTCGCTCCCTCCGTTGTGGAAGGAAGTTGACTCAGAGATCGAAGGACCAGACGGAGTGGGCCCAAGGTATCACTGCTCCGTTTGTGACGAGTATCGAGTCATCGTGCCATTCGAGGAGATCGACCACCAGCCGGTTCGAGGCTCCGAAGTGGAGCGCTGGGTAAAGCACTGGCGCGACAACTATGCCGCTCGGGATGAAGGCGGCAATCCACCCGAGTGGCACGCGCTCGATGCGCTGCTGGACTCCTATCGAGAGATGGCCGATGCCGGCATGACGATCAAGGAGGCTCGGGAGTTGTCCATGACGGGCAGCGATGAATGAAGAACAGAAGGTGGAGCGCCGGAACGAGATCCGTGCGAGGTTCGGGAGGAGCGATCTCCCAAGAGACGTTGAGCGATGCCATACGACCTGCTATGACCCAGCGGATTGCTACGCAGCAGGGTGTCAGTTCGCTCGGGATCTTTCTGCCGTATTGGCTCCGGTGGAATCCTGAGCGGATCGGTGCGTGATCTGGCCGGAGAGCCGTGCCCAACGGCTCCCGGCTATATCCGCTCATTATCTGCTTGAACTGGGGCTTAGAACCAATCCTAGAGGATGGAATAGAGGAGAAACAGGAATGAAACTACCTATCAAGACCGAACGCACGCCGGACTCGCTTCGAGCGAGGTTCGGCACGCGGTGGCTGGCCAAACGTCCGTTGGGCGAAGGGATCCACTCGCACGCCTGGGTTGTGGCCTATGGCCGGACACGCCGGAGCGCCATCCGGAATCTCAAGAAGCTCGAAGGAGGAGCAAAGTGAACAAGCCAGGGATATACCGAAGCTGGACCGAAGCCTTCCAGAAGATCGTTGGCTGGATCATCGTCTCGTTGATCTTGCTGATGGTCGTACTGCTGTTGATGGGAGGAGTGTTCTGGACGGTTGATCATGTCTTCGGCGCGCCTCTACCGGCGAATGCTCCGGTGGCGAGTGCGAAGGCTGCTGCTCCCTCGTACGATGACGAAGCACGGATGCGTCTCGCTTCGTTCGGCTACGTCGTGTCGAGTCCGGCTCGATACGAGAAGGCTGTGCGGCACTGGCAGAAGGTCAATGGACTCGTCGTTGATGGAGATGTTGGTACACAGACGATCGGCTCGCTACGAGCAGCAGAACCGGCGACTGCTAGCGCTCCGGCAAAGAGGCTCAATCCTCCCGCTCCGGTAGTAACGAGCGCCGGACCTGACTGTGCCGAGATGAGCGAGTATCGGAAGGCTGCTGGATTGCCGGAGCAGTTCGATTCGATCGGCTACCGGGAGAGTCGATGCGATAACGGCGTTGGCAACTCGTGCTGCTATGGGTGGTGGGCGAACTACTTGAGCTCACACCTATCGAGAGCCTCTGCGTATCGAGAGCGGATCGTTGGTGAGTGTGGCGTGACGTCCTCCGCTCGATCGGAGATCCAAGGCGACTCCGATGCGCAGAAGAAGGCACAAGCCTGCGTGACGTACGTCGTGTGGTCGATCTCGGGAATGTCGCCGTGGGCGTTGTGAGATGCGCGATGCAGACGGGAGCGATATCCGCAGCCTCTTCAACACGATGCCGAAGGAGTCTCGCCGGCACTCGAAGGACGAAGGCATGCGCGAGGCTCGGGAACGAGCGATGCAGATATTCGAGGAGCTTGACGAGTTGGAGGACTCCGTTAACAACGGCACTGGTGGCTCGGCTCGACACAAGATACTCGATCGCCTAGGCGAAGCTATCATGGCAATGGAGTCGGCAGATCTGCCGGACTTCGATGAAGAGATCTAACAACAACAGAAGGAGAGAAAGATGATCAAGTACACAGAACAGCTAGGTGCTCTGAGGGTTGAGCTGGTGGTGCCGACTGAGACCATGTCGGCAACGCTGTGCGAGATGACGGTGACGTCAACGGACTCGTCCCTCTACACGACGCTGACGAAGAGCGAGTTGGCGGAGTTCGCCAACCGATTGATGACGCTGACGTGAAAGGGCATCGGATCGTCGTGGGCGCGAGGAGGAGCCGATACGTGCCCGTAGTGGCACGAGATCCCCTGGCAACTCCTCGTGTGGCCGGAGGAGGGATCTTCGAGAGCGATCCGATTGAAAGGCTTGATGCCGCTTCTCGTAGGGAGGAGCGGCACAAGTCCTTCGAGGAGAACCGGGAGACGTTCGAGGACTTCGTGGAGAAGCATGGAGCTTGGAAGCGCATGGCGCGAAAGATCCGAGTACGACTAGGGAGGAAGCTGTGAAGGATGAGACGTTTGTGAAGGCAGAGCCGGAGGATGCTGCGATGTTCGGTGGCTTGAGAGAGATCGACTCGCCGGTGGCAGCAATATCTTTGGCGATTCTTCGAGCACGAGAAGTCGCTGAGCAGTTCCTCGTGCTGCGAGGCGCGAGAGGGATTGATACTGGCCATATGGGTACATCTGGATATCCATATGAATCGAAGATTATGAGAGATGGCCTGTGGCGCTCGTTTGTCAACTGGCGCTACTTCTCGGTTGATCCTCGTTGGGAGATGTTCGAGTGGGGACTGCCGGATATCGCTAGCGCAGATGCTGACGCTGGGACCGAGTACGTGGAGAAGGCGCGAGCGCTTCGCTTCGAGGAGTGGCTGATAGGCGAGATCGCTCCGGCTGACGAGAGAATCCGGCTCGCTCGCGCATATCGGGAGAGCCTCGCTCCTGGCAGTTCTCGGAAGCACGACCGCACGTTTGCTAACAAGGTGTTGTGGGCTTACGAGAAAGAGCGAGAGTTGATGACGAGAGCGACCACTACATTCTGGTCTACCGATCCCAAGAAGATCGCCAAGGAGCAGCGGAAGAGAGGCAGGTCATAGTGTGTATCCATTTGATGGCGATCTCTCGATGCTTGAAAGCGCCTCGCGAGCGGACGGACGGGAGCGGGCACGCGCTCCTTCCGGTAGGTGCGAGGAGAAGAGATCAGTGTGGAATGAATTTAGGTGGAGAGGGAGAGAGAGAGTGGGGTGGGGTGGTGGGTCGTAGCACCAACCGGCTGGAGCGCGGGACGTACGCTCGCGAGGCAAACAGATGTGTTCAACTCGGTGCCTAGTAATTCGCTCTAGGCCGATCGGAAGGAGAAGGAAAGATGAAGATCATGGCGATAGATCCCGGTGGGACTACTGGGTTGGCGAGTGTTGAGGTTGAAGGCAACGATCGTCGTGTTGCGTTCGCTACGGATGACGTGAAGAGGATGAAGGAGACGCTGAGGGTGGAGCAGCTTGGCACGCCACAGGAGGACTTCGCTGCGTTGAGAGTGTTCGAGAGGATCGTGAATGGAGCACCGGACGTTGTTGTGATGGAGGACTTCCGGCTGTTTCCGGATCGAGCGCATGGGCCGAATACTGAGGAGACGATTGCGGACAGATATCTGGCTCGGCTCGATCTGTTGCTGTACCTGTGGAGTGAGTATGGGATCGTCTGCGCGCCGGTGGGGATGGTTGCTAGCCGATCGTCGTGGGGAAGCCGACATGGAGCGCCGATGGTGGTGAAGTCGATGCCTGGGGAGAGGATTGCGATCAAGGATGAATGGCTGAAGGAGAACGGACTGTGGAGGACTCCGAAGGCGCACGGCGGTGGGGAGCACTCGATGCAGGCGCTGAAGCATCTGGTTGTGACGCTGCGGAAGATCCGGAGCGGGAAGTTGGTTGTTAGTGATGGGAGGAAGTCTTGAGACGGATTGGTGCTCGTTGTGAGGCGCTGATGGTGGCGTGTGCGATCTCGGCTGCGCCTAGGGAGGCTTGTGGGTTGCTGATTGCGGACGAGAGCGGACAGGCGCTGGAGTATGTGCCGGCGATGAATCTGTCGGCTGGGTATCTGGACTATTCGATCGACCCAGAGTCACAACGGAAGTACGTTGGGAAGATCTTGGGCGTGTTCCACTCTCATGTCGCTCGGGATGCTGTTCCTAGCGATGATGATTCGAGACTGGCTGTGGCTGGGCTGCTGTATGTGATCTACTCGCTTCATGATCGAGAGTTCCGAGCTTGGAGGCGGGAGGCTCGTGGTTGGCGAGAGGTACGGACTACAGCGCTGTTTGGGAGATCACGTGACGATCCTTCAAGCCCTACGATTGGATGACTGATGGACTTTCCAGAGTTTGAGATCCTTCCAATTTCGGATGCTTGGCCAAGGCCAAAGCGAGGATGGGGAGTCCCACCAGGCTCTCGCCGTATTCAGGATGGATATGTCGCCTTGAAGATCCCTGATTGGCATCCTCTCTTCCCATACACAAACAAAGGATGGATAACAGAGCACCGCTATGTCATGGCAAAGAGTCTTGGCCGTCGGTTGGCGAAGGGAGAGAACGTTCATCACAAGAATGGTCTCACAACAGACAATGACCTAGACAATCTCGAACTTTGGATCACATCCCAGCCTGCAGGACAGCGAGCCAACGAGAAGAAGCACTGCGCCTCTTGTACGTGCTTTCATTTGTTGTAGTCGCCTAGGGCGATCGACGGCACCTAGGGTGCTCTGACGGCTTGAGTGGGCTTCTCTCGGCTCTAGCGGCACCGATCCGTGGGCTAGCAGGGCAGGAGCCGGTGCGCTCGCTCGCTCCGGAGCCGTGGTACTACGCTCGTCAGCCATAGCGGCAGGTTGCCTGTTTGAAGGGATCTGCTCCCGAGTACCACAAGGAGAGACCATGGCAGTGCGGATGAAGCCGTCCGAGTTTGGCGGCACAGTACAGAGGAACGGGATCGCTCCTCCACTCACGCCCAACGGTCATACTGGCCATGTTGATCTCTCGGCTGCTGAGAAGGTCCATCTGTTCTACGTCACTGGCCAAGACGAAGATACAACCAGAGCGCCGGATAACGGCGAAGCCTTCATAGGCATCCTTCCTCTCATAGAAGCGATCGAGGCGATGCCGACTCAGGAGAAGTGGATTGACGCCAATGGCTGACTTGAAGGAGATTCCGAAGAAGCCAGTACACCGTCAGCAGTCCTCTGGCCGTGGCGTGATCCGTATCGCTCAGAGAACAGCAGATCTCATCGACCATCCCGAGACGGTCAAGGACTGGGACGATGAAGAGTTACATCGTGGGCGAAGGCGCGACAAGAATGGCAAGTTCACCGGACGAGATCCGATCGTGGTTCCGACTGACTGTTATCGAGAGATGATGCGCCGGCAGATGCGCAGAGCACAGATGCTCCTAGGCGAGAATCTCGAAGAGGCTGTGAAGTGCCTCACAGAGATCATCGCTCACTCGAAGGCGGAAGACAAGGACAAGATCAAGGCTGCTCAACTCCTCATCGACCGTGTGATGGGTAGGAATCCCGAGCAAGTGGAGATCAATGTCAAGCAACCTCTGTTCCTGGGCATCCTCGCCGGAGGGATCGTGCCAGGTCCGCTTCGAGAGATTGAGGCGAAGCGAGACGACTCCGACATCATCGATGCCGTGGTGGTGTCGGACTCGGATGATCTGGAGTGGGAGTGACGACGTCACTGGCTAGGTCACGCTGGGTGTCGCACAGAAGGTATCTCGACAAGCACAAAGGAGAAGAGATGGGCAAGAGCAAGCGAGGCTTCGGAGGGAAGAAGGCAGCGCCATTCAAGAAGGGTGGAGGACGTAGCACGAACTCACCACGTACAGCGAAGGGAACTCCGCGCAAGCGGTGAACGAAAGGAGCCCAACGTGGGCGAAGAAGGAAAGACCAACATTCAGATCCCGTTCATGCTGATCCTTGAAGTCGTGCTCAAGGTCGTGTGGATCGTCGCTCTCGGCAAGTTCATCGGATGGTGGGGATGATCGCTGAGACACCAACATACACAGCATCCGAACTCGTCACGATCATCGTGGCTGTCTTCGGAGGACTCGTCACGCTCGTTGGCGCGCTGTTTGCTGGTTGGGCTGCGCTCAAGGCAGGACAGGCGAAGAAGGAGGTTGTAGAGACGAAGGCTGCTGTAGTCGAGACCAAGGAGCAGGTCGTTGCCGTCCATGCCATCGTGGAAGGAGTTGCTACTGCCGTGGCGACGATGAACGATCTGACGATGGGTCAGCTAGCCGATCAGAACGAGACTCGCCGGATTGTTGAGATCCCGAAGGACAAACGAACGGATGCAGAGAAAGATCATCTTGCGGTGGTACCGGAGAAGCCAACGCCATGAGCATGGTGGCTACCCGAGCGCTCTCCAAGGCGGCTGTGTTCGAGGCTCTTGGCTACGAGCCTCATGCCGGCCAGATTGACATCCACGACTCGATGGCTCGTATGAAGGTCGTTGATGGAGGAAGGCGCTCGGGCAAGTCACAGATCGGTGGCCACGAGTTGGCGCCAGAGGCGATCTTGACCTACACGATGCAGGAAGAGTTGAAGGAACGTGGGCAACGTCGTGAGTTCTGGATCGTTGGGCCCGAGTACAGTGACTCTGAGAAGGAGTTCAGAGTTGCCTGGGACGATCTCACGCGCCTAGAGATCCCCATGGATCGGCCAGGCTCCTACAACTCGCCTTGGTCGGGAGAGATGTCCATATCGTGCTTCGGTGGCCGGTTCCAGGTCCATGCCAAGTCGGCCAAGTACCCAGACACGCTCGTTGGCGAAGGACTCTCTGGAGTCATCCTCGCTGAAGCGGCAAAGCTCAAGGAACGAGTCTGGACCAAGTACCTCCGGCCAACGCTTGCTGACTTCCGTGGATGGGCGCTGATGTCGTCCACTCCCGAAGGCAAGAACTGGTACTATGATGCTTGGCGTCGTGGGCAAGATCCGAACGACTTGAACTGGGCATCGTGGCGCATGCCGTCGTGGATCAATGACCATGTATATCCGAAGGGAGCGACCGAAGAGGGACTGGCGATGCTTCGAGAGGCGATCGCAGATCCGCTTCGAGGACTCACGCCGGCAATCGCTGCTCGCTCGGGAGTCGATGAGGAGATCATCGACTTGATGAAGGATATGACTGACGAGAGGTTCGCTCAGGAGATCGAAGCGAAGTTCACCGAGTTCGTTGGCCACGTCTTCAAAGGCTGGGACGAAGAGATTCACGTCAAGGATCTCAAGTACAACCCTGACTGGCCGATCTTCCTGGCAACCGACTACGGCTACACCAACCCATTCGTCGCGTTGCTGATTCAGGTCGATGTGTTCGACAACGTGTACGTGATCGCTGAGTATCGGCGCGTTGGCCGGGATATCTCCGAGATCGCCCTAGACCTTCAGACCGAACTCGGAGGACTCTTCAAGATCCCCAATCTGCTGTACCCTGATCCGGCGAGCCCAGGCGATAGCGCCGTGCTGGAGAAGGCGCTGGGCGTCAAGACGGCATTCAAGCTCGATGGGACGAAGGAGACCACAGGAGGCGAACTCAAGTGGAGGCTCGATCTCATCCGGCAAGCGCTCAAGCTCAAGCCGGACCACGGACCATACGAGATGCGCAAGCCGAAGCTCTTGGTTGACCGGCACAGGTGCCAAGGACTCATCTACGAGATGGGCGAGTATCGCTATCCCGACACTCGGAAGGAGACTGCCAATGCCACAGACCTATCCGAGAAGGAAGCGCCGTTGAAGAAGGACGATCACGCACCAGAGGCGCTCGGGCGATTCTTCCGTGGTTACTTCGGTGGTCCTGCCGATCGAGCGACCAACGGACGTGCGGTTGTGCGGAAGGCGAACGTGCGATGAAGATCAAAGTCAAGGTGACTCCTGGGATCCCTCCGCTGATGAACGGCGACAAGGTCTACACCGAACCTCTGTGCCTGTACCATTGGTCGCCAACGTCTCGCCGGAAGGCGATCGAGCGCAGTGGACTCGTGCCTGGATCGTGGAGTATCGACAGGGACTGGAAGCCTCCGCATATCTGCTACAGCGCCAATCCTCATCTCGCATTCGATCTCTCAGTGCGCATCCATCCCGAGATTGAGTCGTGGGATCTGTGGATGGTGTTCGCAGAGGATGCCAAGAGCTTCGAAGCGATACTGGAGTTGTACACCTTCAGCGATAAGCACTACATCAAGGAGTACCGTGTGTACAGCCGGATCTACAAGCGCCACGTCCACTACATCGGTACTCGAACGGCGATAGCGCTTCCGAGCGCTCCGCAGGCGTAGTATCCCGCTCGAACGAGAGGAGACGGCATGATAGATGAACTGGTACCCGAGCTTGATGCCTCAGCACAGCGCTTCAACATACGCATGTTCGAGGGAGACGCCATCAACTTCGAGTGGGTCGTGCCCGACACAGCGACATGGGCTGGAACGTATGAGTTCAAAGTCCTCGCTGGCGGAGTAGTCCTCACGCTCAACGTCTCTGTGACTGCGCAGGGACTCGATGCCAAGTTCTCTGTTGTTGACTCGCCGCAGCCGGAGCTTCTCGCTACAACGTCCGGCTATCCCTGGGACGTTCATGACATCGGCTCGGACGTGACGCGCTTCGCTGGGCTCCTCCTCGTTGACGAGCAAGTCGCATGACGCTCACCATTCACAACAACAAGCCGGCAGTGGTCGTCATTGAGAGGCGCTCGCCTCTGATCCTTCGTCCTCAGTACGCTCCCGGTGTGCTTGGGTCGATGCTTCTGGCGCACTCCTTCCCAGGCGTGTTGACTGTCGGCCTAGGAGTCCAGCCGTTCCCGTTCCCGAGATCCATGACCATCCTCCGAGTCCTGCCGGCTTGTGATCCGGTGCTGGTGCCGCTCGGTTCTTCGATCATCTTCGACATACGTCTCAATGGCGTGTCGATCTTCGGCGCTACCAAGCCGGAGATCCTCGCCGGAGAACACCTGGGTGCTCCGGTTGTGCCGGACAACACAGCAATACCGGCCAACTCGATCGCCTATGACGACATACTCGCCGTTGGATCGAGCTATGCTGGCGCCAACGCCACTCTCACTCTCGAAGTGGTCTAACAAGAAGGAGTCCCACATGAAAGATTCAGCAGGTATCACAGATCAAGCCGTTGCCCTGCTCGAACGGAGACGCGCTCCGATCGACTTCTGCGGCATTCGAGGTCACGGCATTGCTGTCCTTCGCTCTCCCTCTCGGCTCGTTCCCGGCAAGCTCCTGATCGCTCAGGTTGTTGAGTTCGAGAATCTCGTGACGGAGATCGGTGACCAGTACTACGGCGAGCGAGCCTCTGGAATCGCCTCTCCTCCGAACCAGGTCAGTGGCATGCGACTCGGAACAGGCGCCACAGCAGTCGCCAAGACGGGAGCCGGTGCCGCCATCGTCACCTACACCACGGCCAGCCATGTGGCGATCTCCGGTGGCTTCCCGACTTCCTCGAAGCCTTCAACCGCTCGCCGCATCCAGTGGCAGTCGCTGTGGGGTGCCGGCGTGGCTACGGCTTCCGGACTCGCTGAGGTCGTCATCACAAACGAGACTCCGCTGACGAACGTGGCCGGCACTGCCGCCAACACGATCTCCCGAGCGCTTCTCTCGCCAACCGTCAACAAGGGTGCGGCTGATACGCTGACCGTCACCTGGAACCACGATCTGCTGGGAGCCTGACATGACCGACTTCCCAGAGCACAACCCAGACTTCCCAGACGTAGATCCGGCGACGGGAGACGAGCGCGAGACCACAGAGGTCAAGGGACCAGATTCAACCGTGTGGGGAGACGACTCCACGCGCCCAGCAGCCAAGCCGGAGTCCGGCGACGAGATCGTCATTGGCGATGACGGCGAGCCGGTAGAGGTCAAGGGACCAGATCCTGCTGTCTGGGGCTGACCCATGGCCGACAACTCAACCCTTCCTGCTACTGGGGATGTCGTTGCTGCGGACGAGATCTCTGCCGTCAAGTACCAACGCATCAAGCTCATCCATGGCGTCGATGGAGTCAACGATGGCGACGTGTCGCTCACCAATCCGTTGCCTGTCGAGGCTGGGCGAGACTTACAGCGCATCGCCGTTACGTCTGCTGGCCTGACGATCGCTACAACGGCATACACGGCCGGTGACCAACTCGGTACTCAGCTCACGTTCGCCAACGCAGCGAGAGCCTCTGGTGGAAGTGGCGTGGTAGTTGGACTGACCATCGTTGACGTCAACGACATTATTGGCCCAGTCGATCTCGTGCTGTTCGATTCCTCCGTCACGCTTGCGGCCGACAACGCAGCCTTCGCCGTGTCGGATGCCGACGCGCTGAAGGTTGTCCAACTTATCCCTACTGCCGTGTTCGACATCGGCAGCAACCGAGTCTCGCAGATCATGGGCTTGGCGATCCCGTATGTCTGTAACGGTGGGACTTCGCTGTTTGGCGGACTGCTGACGAGAACTGGCCATACGTTCTTCGCTGCCACTACCGACTTGACTGTGGTTCTCTATGTTGAACGGAACTAGTCGTGAGCTACACATTCGGTGCAGCCACGACGGACAAGATAGCCGGCAGCACAGCGTTTGGATTCGGAGCCAATAGCTCTGCCTTCCTGATAGCTGGATGGTGGTACCCAACAACTCTTACATCTGGGCGAGGCTACTTTGGGATGGCTGGCGGCAACACCTTCATCGGTGTCGGCACTACTACTTCAGAGATCCGCCTTCTCAACGATCGAACCGTTGACTCAGTACGGCAAACTTCCGGTGCCGGAATCGTCATCAATCAGTGGCACTTCATAGCCGTTGTCGCCTCGCTCTCTTCCGGTGGGACTCCGGCTTACAGAGTTTGGGTTGGCCTCAATGGCGCTTCTCCGGTTGAGGTAACTGTTTCATCCGTGACAGCCGGTTCGGGAAGCGGAGTCAATAGCGCAGGAAAGACCATCGGCAATACGGGCACTGCCGGCTCTGCTTCTTGGCAAGGGAGGATCGGTCAAGTCACATGGATGCAGAAAGCAACAGCCCAGCCTCTGACGCTGTTCCCGTTCGCTACGGCAGGGACGATCACGCAGCCAGAGGCTGACCGTATCTTCTCCACAATCGTTCTTCCCTTGTATCGCGGGCAAGTTCCAACTCACCTGATCACGCCAAGCGCATACGCAACGTCATCGGTGATCATCGTCGTTGAAGATCTAGAGGCGCTGTCCGTTATTGAGACCATCCGCTCCCAAGTCGCAACCTTCCTAACAGAAGGCCATCCCCTGACGGTTACGGGAGCGAGCGCCGGAGCGGATCGTCAGCCTGGACAGATGATCGGACCTGACTGGGCCATTCGAGCAGCGCCGTTCTGTAGAAGGTGACGCATGACACTGCTACTGCTTCTCAATCAGCCAGGTGGCGGAGGCGCTACCGACTACACACGCACAGCTACCGATCCCATCGGGCTGACGGACTCGATAACGAGAGCGAGCGTGGCAAGCCAGACAGCTACCGATCCCGTTGGGATTCTTGATAGTCATACGAGAGCCTCTGTCGCTTCGAGGACGGCAACCGATCCGCTCGGAGCGCTGGACTCGATCTCGCCGGTGGAAGCCTTCTCGGTTACTTCCACTGATGCCGTTGGGCTTCTCGACAGCGCTTCGAGAACCTCGGTAGCTTCGCAGTCCTTCATCGATGCGATCGGAGCGACAGACTCGATAGCGCGAGATCTCGTCCGGCCAACCACTGACAACCTTGGACTTCTCGATCCGATCTCGTACGAGTCTGGGACTCAGCAGATCTTCTCCGATCCGATCGGCACAACCGACTCGATCACCCGAGCTTCGTTGGGATCTCAGAGCTTCACCGATCCTCTCGGAGCGCTCGACAGTGCCTCTGCTGTCGCTGCCGGCGCTCGAAGCGCGACCGATCCGATAGGAGCCGTTGACTCGATCTCTCAGGCTGCCACCTTCTCGCCTTCATCTACGGATGTGGTCGGCCTACTCGATACGGCGATACAGACGGTTGGCTTCACGTCCTCCGTTACCGATCCTCTCGGGATCTCCGATAGCCGTGTCCAAGAGACAGGCACGCAGCAGATCCTCTCGGACTCGCTCGGGATCTCGGACGCTGCCGGCCAAAGTTCTGCCGGCGCTCGATCCCCTACTGACTCGCTTGGAGCGCTCGACAGCCTCTCCAAAGTCAGCGCCGCATCACAGATCCTCTCCGATCCGATTGGCTTGCTCGATCCGTTCACTTCGGCAAGCGCCTCCTCTCGATCGCTGAGCGATCCTCTCGGACTGCTCGATGACATCTCCTTCGTCAACGGCACGGCCATGGTCATCATCGATGTGCTTGGGCTCAGCGACTCGTCTGCCGGCCAAAGTCAGTTCGCTCGAACGGCGATCGACTCGCTGGGCTTGCTCGATCCGATCTCGGCAGTGGCGAGCTTCGTTGTGGCGCTTGCCGATGCGCTTGGGATATCCGACAACGCTGGGCAAGTCCTGTCGCTCGTTCGATCGCTTACAGACTCGGTGGCGATGCTCGATGACTCGTCCGGCTCGCTCGGATTCACTACGATCATCGCAGACCTACTCGGTATCACGGACGAAGCAGCAGCAGCCTTCCTTGGGCAGACGCAGATCGGTGCCTACTGGGGAACGAGAATGACCAGTGCCTAAGAACACAAGAGAGAAGGAAGAGATATGGCGAACACAACGCTAACTCAGTGGAGCACAACGGTTCCCTTTGCCGGCGCTCCTCTGCCATGGGTCCCTCCGCTCGATGCGGAGCGCATCAACTCGTACCTCGTGTATGAGTCGGTGTACTGGAACGTTCCAGAAGCCTTCAAGATCATCCAGCGAGGAACGGACGCCAAGCCGATCTACATTCCGGCAGCCAAGCAAGTCATCGAGACGATGCACAGGTATCTCGCGCCTGGACTCTCGATCGCCTGTGATCCGCTTCTCGGCACGCCGGAGCAGCAAGCAGCCTCGCTCGCTTACTTCGCGCCGTTCGCTCGCCGTGAACGGTTCTTCTCCAAGTTCTCTTCCAACAAGCGATATGGACTCATCCGTGGCGACTGGATGTTCCATATCACCGGCGATGAACTTCTGGAGGAAGGCTCCCGAGTCTCGATCGAGGCGATTGACCCTGCTGAATACTTTCCCATCTATGGCGAGGACCAGATCACGATCATCGGTGTCCATCTCGTCGCGCTGATGGTCGATGAGGAAGACAACGAGGTCATGTATCGGCAGACCTATCGGAAGGTCACTGGCCTAGGAGGACCATCGCCCATCACCGTTGAAGAAGCCTTCTTTGAGGTTGATGAGTGGGGTGGCCCTGGGATGGACGAGAAGCAGATCAGCGTGGTGCGTCCACCGACTCTCCTTCCAGACGACATCACTCACATCCCCATCTATCACATCGCCAACCTAGAGGAGCCGGGCAGCAGCTACGGATCGAGCGAGCTTCGAGGCATAGAGCGAATCTTCAGCGCCATCAATCAGTCGATCTCGGACGAAGAGCTTGAGCTTGTCCTCAACGGACTTGGTGTGTACGTGACTGATGCCGGATCTCCGATCGATGAAGACACCGGCGAACCGATCCCTTGGAACTTGGGACCAGCGAAGGTCGTGGAGCTACCGGACGGCAAGACCTTCATTCGAGTCTCGGGCACGACCACTGTTGCTCCTCACCAAGACCATCTCAAGTACCTTCACGGACAACTCGATGCTTCTACGGGAATGAACGACGTCACTGCCGGCAGAGCAGACGTCACGACGGCTGAGAGCGGAATCGCTCTGCTGATCCGGCTCGCTCCTCTCTTCGCTCGTGCGGACGAGAAGGAACTCATCATCACCGACGTGATGACGCAGATGTTGTGGGATCTCAAGTCCTTCTTCGCCGCATACGAGGGACAGAACTTCGATGCGATCGCTTGGGTGCCGAAGTACGGCGATCGACTACCCATCAACCGTGACAAGAGGTTCGATCAACTCATCCAGATTGCGGCGCTCGATCCTCCGATCGTCTCCGGCGCTTGGCTTCGCTCCGAGCTTCGCAAGATCGGCTTCGAGATCTCGGAGGATGACGCCACAATGCTCGCTGCGATCCTTGCCGAGCGCGAGGCTCTCGGGAAGGCTGCTGCGGCCAGCGATCCCTTCGCCGTTCGAGCCGGCACCGAGCTAGGAGCCGGTGACGTAGCCGGCAACGGAGTACCGGCGCTGAATGGCGCGAGCGGTGCCTGATCTTGCTCCCACGCCTGGCGCTGAAGCGATCGCTCGCCGTACGTGGCTCGCCCACATCAACGATCAAGCGAGCTTCAATCGGGAACTCTCGAAGATCCTTGCCAATGCGGCGAAGCAAGGAGAGCAGATCATCCTCAACACGCTCGGTGACGGAATCGGCGCTCAGGTCCGTCGCGCTCAGTACCAGATCGCTGTGGCCCAGCTCAACCAACTTTCAGCGACGATGTGGGGCCAGATAACTCCATCGATGGAACGAGCGATCGCTAGGACCACGCAGACGGCTGTTGATGGGCTAATGCTCATTGATCAGGTCTTGGCACGCTCTCTGACCAACGTAGCTGTGCGAGATGCGTTCCTGGCGGCAGGGAGGAATGGCGCAGACAACGTTCGCAGTCGTCTCCTCAACAACATCAATCTCTCGCCTCAGGTCTACCGGACGGAAGCGCTCTCGAACCAGTGGGTGGCTCGGGAGGTCAATCGAGGGATCGCGCTCAATCAGTCCTCGAAGGAGATCGCACGCTCAGTCCGGCGCTTCATCCGTCCGGACGTTCCTGGCGGAGTCTCGTATGCGGCACAGAGGCTCGGGAGGACCGAACTAAACAACGCCTTCCACACCACGACGGTTCGAGCAGCAGCCGATCAGCCTTGGGTCACTGGCTTCCTCTGGCACACGAGTGGATCTCACCCGAAGCCGGACGAGTGCGATCAGTTCGCCTCTGAAGATCACGACAAGCTCGGCAAGGGAGTCTTTGCGGCAAACAACGTTCCCGGTAAGCCTCATCCACAGTGCCTCTGCTACATCACAACGATCTCGGTGGACGAAGAAGAGTTCATCGACTCGATGGTCAAGGGTAAGTACGACAAGTTCATGACTGGCAATGAAGAGAGTGGATTCTGGGCACCAGAAGCTCCCGTCAAGAAGAGCATCGACAAAGCTGTTGATCTCTACTCGAAGCACCTTGGCGGAGTTGTGGGAGGAGATGCTCAATCGGATCTTGGTTCTATTCTTTCCGGCACACGAGGCTACACAATCGGAGACTTCTCGAAGGACTCGCAGTTCATGCGTCGGCAAGTTCTTCCGGAGGACTTCCACCGGATCTATGCCTCACAACCGAGCGTGGATATGTCACAAGTCAATGCGCTCGCTAGGTCCAAGGTCGATCTCTCTACTCTGGATGCTGACTTCCCGATTGTGCTTGTTCGGCTCGATGGGAAGAGCGTGATCGTGGATGGTCATCACCGTTTGCTCGCCGCAGCCGAGAGGAACGAGCCGGTGAATGTCTGGCAGTATCGAGATCCGATCTCGTCCAAGCAGCTTGGGATTGACGCTCCGTTCCAAGATCTGTAGCCCAAGCAATAGGGCAACTTTCTCTTGTTGGAACGTCCTTGCCTCTGAGCGCCGGCACTATTCTCCCGACCATGACAACTCAATCAGCGATTGACGCAGCCAGCATCTACATGGGCACCGTTCTGGTCAACGGAGTCCTTTGCCATCAGTGGCTTGACGGGACTCTCCTCCCGCTCCTCGCCGGTGGTGCCGGAGACGATGATGGGGGTGACAATGATGATGATGATGGCGACGGAGATGGCGACAAAGACGACTCCGATGACTCCGATGACGGCGATGGCGACGATGACGCCAAGGGCAAGAAGAAGAGCGCCAAGGACGATGACGACGATGACGATGATGACGATCTTTCAAAGCACAAGAGCGCTTCCGTCCGGCGCGCCTATCGCCAAGCCACTGAGCGCCGGATCGCTCTTCGCGACGAGCGCACTGCGCACGCAGCGACCAAGGAGAGGGAGACTGCTCTCATTGCTGAAGTTGCCGACTTGAAGAAGAACGGCGCTGGCGACGAGAAGCTGAAGGCATCCGTCTTGAAGGCAGAGAAGGAGCGCGATGATGCTCTGGCTGAAGTCGCCAAGATGAAGACAGAGAAGGCAGAGACAGCGATCAACTCCGAGATCGAGGACGTCATCAAGGAGTTGAATGTCACGCAGTCGTTGAAGATGGTGAAGGGACTGCTGCGGGAAGATGGCCTGCTCACGTTCGATGAGAACGGCGAGTTGGAGAAGGACTTGACGAGGAGCATCAAGAAGTTCGTGAAGAACGGCGAACTCACCGTCAAGAAGAAGAACGTCAGCGACGATGAAGATGAAGGCGACGAGAGCGGTGCTCCGGCGAGAAGCTCGGGATCTCCGATGCGGCGCAACGGCAGTGTCCGTACGCCAGGCAACGAAGCCCAACTCAAGAAGAAGTATCCCGCTCTCAATCGGTGAGAGCGCGATGAACATTGGAAGGAAGGCAACGTGAGATACGACAAGTATGATCCGATTGCCGGTGGCTTCCGTGCGGCACTCGCAGCCGATCTTGCCAAGATCGCAGCGACTGCCAACGGCATCGGCGTTGGACTCAACTCGTCTGGCTTGGTTGTTCCTGGCGCTGGCATCTCTGGAGTAGTCGGAGTGCTTGTGGTCACAAGGGACATGAAGGCAGGCGACATCGTGGACGTCATGACCGATGGTGAGTGCGTGGAGGCAGTCTCTCCGATTGTCGCCGGCACAGTCATCACCGCTCTGACGACCACCGGCGCTCTGGGCGTGACGGCTCCGGACGCTACCCACACACCAGTGGGCTTCGCTGTCGAGGCAACTCGGCTCGTGGTCCGGATGGCAAAGGCGGCATTCTGATGAACCACAACACCAGCCTGCTACTCCCATCCCGCTCCGGATTCGCACGCGGTGGACTCGCCTTGCCGAGCTTCGATGAGCACGACCACGAGTTGGTCGATCTCTCCTCGCTTGGCTTCGAGTTCCCGCTTGAAGGTTCGGCGCGAGGCACCAACACCTTCGGTGATGTCCTCACCCAGACAGTGGACGGACGAGATCTCAACGAGATCTGGAGAGAGTTCAGCGCAACTCTTCTCCTCAACAACCGGAGGCGCAACGTCCTGATTGACTTGCTGAGCTTCAACGTCTCGGCTCCGATCGAGGACGTTCCGCAATTGGCAACGTCTGACTTCGAGGAGGCTTCCGAGTTCGGCGTGCCAAAGGGCATCCGTGGCGGTGACTACTTCTCGCTGGGATACGACTTCAAGTGGTACGACCTTGCGGTGCGGTACACTTGGATGTACCTCGCTGAAGCGAGTGCGGCCCAAGTGGAGTCGCTCCACAACATGGCGCTCGAAGCGGACAACCGTCTGATCTTCACCAAGATCATGAAGGCGATGTTCTCCAACATTAACCGCACGGCGACGATCCGTGGCACCGCGGTGAACGTCTATCCGTTCTACAACAACGACGGCACGACGCCACCCGACTACAACATGAACACGTTCACCAACACTCACAACCACTACCTCTCCAGCGGAGCGGCAACAGTGACGTTCGGTGACCTGGACGAGATGGAGACGCACCTTGTGGAGCACGGCTATGGCCGTCAGCAAGGCTCCCGTCTCCTCCTTCTTGTCAACCGTGTTGAACTCGCCACCATTCGAGGCTTCCGAGTCGCGAGCGGTGCAACGTACGACTTCGTGCCGGCTGCTGGCCAAGCTCCCTTCCTCCTCCCGACCAACACCGGTGGTGTCGTAGGCCAAGTGCCCACGTCCGTTGGTGGTCTGCCGGTGGCGGGAGCGTACGGCAATTGGATCGTCATCGAATCGGACTTCATCCCGGCTGCGTACATGCTCGGCTTCGCTACCGGAGGCGAGCAGCAGGCATCCAATCCCGTTGGCTTCCGTCAGCACGCCAATGCTGGCCTTCGAGGGATGCGGCAGGTGAAGGGACCAGATCCCGATTATCCGCTCATCGACTCGTACTACCAGCGAGGCTTCGGAACCGGCGTGCGCCACCGCGGTGCCGCAGCGATCATGAAGATCAGCGCCGGTGCCTACACCATCCCGGCCATCTACGCCTGAGCGTGATGGTCCTTGCCGGGAGTCCATCGGTGCGCACATCGGTGGACTCTCGGCCCCAACCAAAGGAAGGAGTCAACGATGAGCCTCAAAGTTGAGGACATGGACATGGAGAACCTCTCCGATGATGAGAAGCAATATCTGCGGGATCGTCCGTGGTTGCCGCAACCTCCCGGTGATCCGGCATACGTCAAGCCACCGCAGGACTGGAACGAAGATGACCATGAGGTCGTTGGCGTCTCCGGCGCTCCGGTAGCTGACGGCGAGGAGGAGGAAGAGCCGAGCACTGAGGGAGCCGTCGATGATGACGGCGATCCCATCAAGCTCAGCGATGATGGCGACTTCGCCGGATACGACTGGGGCAGGATGACCAATCCTCGCCTTCGGGAGTTCTGCGAAGCGTATGAGCTTCCCATCTCCGGCAACAAGTCGGATCTCGTCGCGAGGCTCGCTGAGTACGACGAGTTGACGAAGGAAGGCTGAGATCATGGCTGGGGCTTCCGATATTGCCACTGTGCGGCTCAATACAGGACTGACCGACAACGTCGCTCCGTGGACCGATGAATACATCGCTGGTCTGTTTGACGCACTGGGTGAGGAGGGAGCCTCAGCCACCATCTGGAGGAGCCTGGCAGCTTCGTACTCCTCGAAGGTGGACGTAACCGAAGCCGGAGCCTCTCATAAGTTCTCCGATCTCTTCAAGAACGCCATCGCCATGGCGACGAAGTATGAAGGACTCTCGGGAGGCTCGGGAGGCGCTGCCGGCGATGCTCCGAGAGTCAACACGATCGTGAGGACGTCATGACGCTGACGGACTCGCTCCACGTTCGCGTGACGAGAGACTTCATCAACGAACATCCCGTTGTGGCGATCCCTCAGCGTCAAGCGCGAGTCGCCAACGGCACCGGTGGCTTCACGCTCGGAGTGCCGGTTGTGCAGGCTCCGCAGATTGTCCGCAAGGTAGGTCTCAACTCTGTAACGGGAGTGACGGAGCGAACGACTGTTGACGGCGAACTCGTCTTGGTAACGGCAATCGTGATTGCGCTGCCGGACGCTAACATCCAGACTGGCGACACGCTGGCGATCGAGGACGAGTCATTCCAAGTCCTCTCGGTTGCGTTCGATCCTCCTTGGCGCCTTCAAGCAGAGGTCTACCGTCGTGGCTAGCATCGTGTGGGAAGGCGAACTGCGAATCAACGTCAAGCTGCTTGGGCCCAGACTCAATCGAGGGATCTCCGGCATCATGCTTGCCAACGCTCCGAAGGTGCAGAACTACGCAAGAGCAAACGCATCTTGGACTGATCGAACCGGCAACGCTCGACAAGGATTGATGGGTCGATACTCGAAGGAAGGCGACTCGCACGTCATCACTCTCTCGCACTCGGTTCCGTACGGGATCTGGCTGGAGACGAGATGGGCAGGCAAGTACGCAATCATCAACCGGACTCTCCAGGCTGAAGCTCCTCGCATCATGCGATCCTTCGGAGTCCTCTTCGACAAGCTCGGTGCGTTGTGAGTTGGCGCTCTTGGATCTTCCCGAAGCTCGAACTTGTCGTTGGCACAGGCAACGTTCGCTCGGGAGGATCGCTGACGATCCCTCCGGCCACAAAGCCGTACATCGTGTACCGTCTCCAGACCACCACGCCGAATCTCAAGGATGCTTCTGTGGCAGTACGGCAGACGACTCTCGCAGAGGTTTGGGCATACGACGATGGAGGCTCCTACGATCGCATTGACGAGATCCTCGCTGAAGTTCGAGCGAGCCTTGTTGGCCCTGTCGCTGAAGTCGGCAAGGTCTGCTGTGAGTGGTCCGGAGACTCGGGAGAGTTGGCTGATGACGAGATGAAGGCAATCACCCGCAACTCAACCTTCCTACTGATCGGAGCAAGCGAATGAAGGTCTTGGCATATCGAGGCGCAGCCACGGTTCGAGAGATCTCATCAGCAGACATGATGAGTGCATGGGGGATCGAGGCTCCAGGGATCTCTGTTGACGTTCGAGTCTCTCGGCTCGTAACGGTGTCTGGCGATGTTGCTGTGAAGCTCATCGCCACAGGAGAGTTCGCTCACGTTGGCGACGTTGGTGAATCAGAAGCGCCGGTGGAACCGGCGACCCAACCAGAGGCACCAGTGGTTCCTCGTGTACGGCGAGTCATCAAGGACTCGCCACAAGCGTAGTGGAGCTACGTTGCGAGAGCGGCAGGCTCCATGGCGTCATCGAAGGAGATGTCATCGAGATTGGCTGCCGATCCGCTAGGTGCGGGAAGAAGCCAGGAATAGTCATCCTTCATCGCTTCAACAAGACAACCGGAGAACTTCTCGACACGAGGAGCTTCCAAGAACCAACGAAAGGAATGAATCATGGACCAGACCAAGGCTCTGCCGTACGGACTCCGTGACGTCAAGCTCACGCCATTGAGCACCGACCAAACATCGAGAGCCGGAGGAGCAGTGGACCTTCCGGTCAGCCGCACACTCTCCTTCTCGATCACAGAGGACTTCAGCGATCTTCGCGGTGACGATCGGCTCGTGGCTTCACGAGGCAATGGATCGGTCGCTGAGTGGGATCTCGAAGCTGGAGGCATCTCGCTCGAAGCGTACGCAGTCATGGACGGTGGCGTTGTGACGCAAACCGGCGTGACTCCCAACATCGTCAAGCGCTACCGGAAGTTGATCACCGACAGCCGTCCATACTTCGTCATTGAAGGCCAAGCCATCAACGACAACGGTGGCGACTTCCACGGCATCATCTACCGAGCAAAGGCTGACGGCTCGCTCGATGGGACGATGGCTGATGGCGAGTTCCTTCTCACCGCAGCCAGCGGGAAGGGATATGCCTCGTTGGAGCCGGCATTCTTGGACGTCGTGTACGACTTCATCCAGAATGAGACTGCGGTGGCGATCGTTGGCGGCAACAACGAAGTCCAGGTGCTCGTCATTGATGCGACTGGCGGCACATTCACGCTGACATTCACTGGCCAGACCACCGGTGCCATCAGCATCGCTGCGTTGACTGCCGGCGTGATCCAGACAGCGCTCGAAGCGCTCTCGAACGTTGCTCCCGGTGATATCTCGGTGACCGGCTCTGCCGGCTTCTACACGTTCACCTTCGCCGGTGCGTATGCCAATACCAACGTTGCGCAAATCACCGTTGGCGGAGGCTCCCTCACTGGCGGCAATGCAGCCGTCTACACGCAGCACGCTGGCGGCTGATCAAGTTCCATCAACGGCAACGAGTCCTAGGAGACCAACATGCCAACAGCAAAGCAAACAACCACCGGCTATTCGGGAGCCAAGGACTTCAAGAAGGCGGCATACAGCGATCTCACGCTTCCGTCCGGCTTGACCTGTGCCGCTCGAAGAGTCAGCCTCGAAGTATTTATCAGAAGCGGACGAGTGCCCAACTCGCTTCTCCCTCTGATGAAGGGAGCGCTCAAAGGGCAAGCGAAGGTTCCAGCCTTCGATGAGATCGACGCAGAGCTCATCGCCAGCGCGATGGAGTTGTTCGATCTCGCCACGATCGAAGCCGTGCAGATTCCCGAGATTCACTGGGTGCCGGCTCGTAACGAGGACGGCAAGCGCTACAACGAGGATGGCTCTGAGTGGGAGCGGGACGATGAGCTGCTGTACATCGATGAGGTCGATGCGCTCGACAAGCAGTTCATCTTCCAATGGGCGATTGGTGGTGTCACCGATGTCGCCAAATTTCGTGACGGAACCGAGAAAGAGTTGGCAAACCTTCTCAATGGCGAAGGTGTGGGGTTGCCGGCCAAGCGTGCTCCTAGGGCTAAGCGATGATGACTTTGTCGCATACTGTGTTGATGAAGCGATCTTCGCCTTCGGCACAGCGATCGAATCGGACTTGAACTCAATGAAGCAGAACAAGAAGGAGAGCGGAGAAGCCTTCGCACGACGGAAGCAGAATCGCTTCACGCACCTCCTCGAAGCTCACAGCGATCAGAAGTTTGCCAACCCAGTGCTCACTAGATAGGGAGTTGAGATGGCTGATTACGATATGGGGACAGCCAAGGGCAAACTTGTCGTTGACTCATCAGGCGTAGACAAGGGAGTTGATAGCGCCGGAAGGTCCATCGACTCGATTGACGGCAAGTCTCGTAATGCTGCCGGTGGGCTTCGTGTTCTTGAGCTTGGGCTCCTCGCTGTTGGAGCAGCAGGAGTCGCCGCATTTGGATTCGCCATCAAGAAGGCTGCTGACTTCGAGGAGTCGATGTCCGGCATCAAGGCTGTCT